CTGTGCAGGAATGTCATCTCGTACTTCTTCAGCCATAGAACCTGACGGTATATCATTACCCGATACTGGATCTACATCCATACCATCATCTGTTAGTCCACCTTCATTCATAAAGGCCATCTGCATTTGTTCTTCCATCATGGCTCCACCTTTGTTTAATCTTTTTGCAGTAAAATGTTTAACAAACTCTTCTCTTGTAGGATTATTACTTTCAAGAAAATTTATTATTTCTTTTGTAGTTTGTTTTCTTGGAGTTGATTCCGTAGCACTTTTAGATCCTTCAAACATCTGTTCTATTTGAGGTATAGATAATCTTGAACCATCTTTAAACTCAATAACGTTTGTCTCTCTGCCATCAATTTCTACAGAATAAATGTCATAAGTACGACCTTTATTTTTATCTAAATCAGGTCTTGGCTTTGGTTTAACACTAGGAAATGGTTTATTTTTTTCAGCTTGTTCTACAAAAAACTGATCACCTGCTTCTGCTCTAGGAGATATGTCAACACTATCTGGTCTTGGTTCTGGTCTCATCATTGCGCCTCCTTCGGCAAGTCCTAACTCTGGTTTATCTACTTTATCACGATCAAAATCTGCAAATCTACTTCTCATAACTGCAGAAGATTTTTTAGGTCTATCTGTTAACATAATATAACTTATAGCACCTTCATTTTCTACTTCATTTATATAAGGTATGTGAGTATAGCCCTCTTCTGCGAGTTCTTTACGTAGAGCTGTTGCATAATCACCACCTTTACCAATACCCCTTTTTACAGCCATTTCTTGTAACTTACCTATAATAGCAAATTCACTTTGAATTTCACCATCAAATAATAAAGGCTTATCTGTACGAGCTTTTAAAGGTATAGTCATACCCTTTGCATTTGCTTCAAAATATTCTCCAGGTGAAAGTTCAGTTAAAGCTTTTCCATCTTCATACTTATCAATACCTTGAGTCTGTCTAAATCTATCTGCTGCAGCTTTTTTAGCTCCAACATGAATACCCATACGATTCCAATTACCTATAGAAAGATCTGGATTAAATTTATCACCTTTAATTTCCTTAGATGTTGTAAAATGATACACATCTTCTCCAAAACCAAGATCTTTAGCAGATACTTTAGCAGACTCTGGATTATATTCTTTACCTGGATTTTTTTTAAAATAATTTACAATTTTTTGTAACACACTTTTATTTGCAGACTTAGCTGCTAGCTCTACAACTGGGGCTGCAGAACCTAAAAGCTCCAATCCTGCCAAACCTGCAATCTTAACATAACTTGGATCTTTTTTATCTAACTCTTTTTGTATATCAACAATAGTTGGTAAAGGGGATACGACATCCATACCAATTTCTGCTGTTTGAACACTAATAGGTTTTTTAGTACGATTACCATAAACATTTTTAAATGCTGATGGTATCTCTTCTTCAGTAAGTGCTCTACGATAGTTTTCAGCCATTAATATCTTCCCGAAGCCTTAGCATTGATCTAAGTGTACGTATCTCACCCTGAGCACGATACAGTTCTTCTATCTCACCAATTTGCTCAAGTCGTTTGTGAGTCTTTGCTATCCTGTTAGCTATCTCTTCCAGAAATGGGTTGTACAACTCTGGATTGTTAATAAAAGGTTTTAAAGTATTATTCACGATTAGTTTCATTGTACCTGTTGTGGACCAGTGTTACCTGAGAAGCCCTGTTCTCCTGGCTGAGGTGCTGTTCCAGTTCCTATAGTGCCACCCCCACTACCTTGGGTATCCTGCACCTGTGCCCCTGCAGGAGCGCCCTGTGGGCTTTCTGGTGTTGGAACACCTGGTTGTACAGGTGGTGGATTAGCTTCTCTAAACTGTTTTAATATCTCAGCTTGGACCGCAGCTTCTGCCATATTGTTGCCAACCTTATCTGGATCAAGATCCATTGACTTAGCAATTTCACGTACAATGTAATCCATACGTGCAAATGGAGCAAGCGCAGGGTTTGATACGACTTGCATAAATTGCATGAGGCGTTGGCTACGTACTTCATTAGCCATGAGACTTTCTGTACCACGAGCTTTTATCTCCAAATCACCTTTAATTTCTTTGTTGAAATCAAATTGCATGTTGAAGCCAAAGAAGGCTTTACCTAACGGTGCTAATAGATAGTCATCTATATTTTTAACTACATTGCGGATAGAACCATTAGCAGCAGACATAAGCATACTAATACCAGATGCCGTTCTACCCACACCCGAAACGCCAGTTTGACCATGCGCAAAAGAAGGAAAGCCAGTGCTTTCATCAGCCAGAACTCTAGCCTTATCAAACATCTGCATGTTTTCATTAGATACGTTTGGGAACTTTGTCCCGAAGATTGCTTGACCAGGTGCCCCTCCTTGTCTCCTGAACACTTTTCCTGGATACACGGAGAGGTCTTGACCTGGGACGAGATTAGTCTCGTCTACCTCTATCAGTAGATTACCAGACAATGCTGCATTATCTACTGCCATTCGCATAAAGCCATTCATAAGTGTTTGTGTATCGTCCATGTTTTCAGCAATACCTACGCCAAAAATACTGTACGGATTCATTTCATAAGGTGCAGCAAAATAAGGAATATAAGCTGGAGTAAATGGATTCATTACAAGACGTAACACTTGTCCATTACAAACCCAGATATTTACACTTAGTTGATCTGCATCTTCTAAATCTTTAGGGATATCTACCCCTTGACCTTCTATTACTTCTTTATCTACAAAACCCCAAAACTCTAGAACCTCAAAACGTTCGGCTCTATCTTCTTCTGAGTTATCTTCCATAATGTGTTCCCACCACTCTTTGCGGTAGCTTTCACCAAGACTTAAAGCATTGTCTACAGCATTCTCACGGAAGTATGGACGATTCTTTAAACCACGTACTTGAGAACGTGACATTTTGTGACGTTCCACAACATACTCTGCCTCTTCCATAGTAGCTGCATCTGGGTCTGGATAAAAATTCCAAATAGACACAGATGTAGTTTGTGGAATTGTTTTATACATTGGAGAGTAATTACCCTCATCATCCCAATTAGGATATTCTTTATCTGTAGCAAACGGACCTTTCATGATCCCTGTTCCAAATAGTGCTGTTTCAAAAGCAGCAGCACGTAAATGTTTCTTTGCATGAGATTCTTCTAACTGATCATGTATCTTTTTTTCCATTTTCTTAGCTGCAACTTCTGCAGGATGAAATTGCACAGAGGTTGGAGTTTTACCATAGCCAGGTTTTACATCATCAATAACAGGTTCTAATACGCCAGATAAAGCACCTAGTCTTTCTTTAAATTCTGGTAACGTTTCTCCTGGAAGTAACTCAGCCATCTCTGCACTGACAGCTTTCTTTACTTCAGGGTTAGTTTCAAAATTAACAGTATCTTCTATACCATCTGGTAGAGTTGTAGGATCAATGCTAATTGGAAATCTATTACCACCAAACAATACTTCTGCTATCTGACCGTATGCTGCAAGAACTTTTGTTTTAGTTACTTTTACAAATACTCTGGATTTTTCTGTAGAAGTAAATTGTACATTAGGTCCATAGATACCACGGTAGTTCCTATAGGCTTGAATCCAACGTTCTTCATCTAGTTGTCTAGCTGTTTCAGCTTTACTGTATTTATCTTTAACAAACTGAACGATGTGACCTGTAAGTGGATCAGAGTAATCTTCTTCCTCTACATCTTCTAGTGCAGAGGTTTCTTCCATATCCATTATCATTTCTTCAAAATTTTCTTCAGCCATATTTTTTCCTTAGTATCCAAATGTGGGATCTGACGCTTGAAAGCCTGTGCGTTGAGCAGCAGGGTCAAAGTCAAATATATTACTACGTGGTCTAGTCATTATACCATATCTTAAAGCGTCATACAAGTGATCTTCTGAGTGTGTGTTTACATCTTCTGGATTATTTTTATCAAGAGGTAAACCTGGTATCTGAGATATAGTGTTTGTACAGCTGTTAAAAAATACTATTCTAGGTTCTTCTGTAAACTCATCTACCTGTAATCTTCTATGTACTTCGTTCTTACCTGCAACACGAGAGCCTTTTGATCTATCTGAGGGTCTCCATCGACATCCCTTCATAATCATCTGTTCAGCTAGGCTTGGACCTGTATCACCACGTTTATGCCAGAGTGATGAGTCGAGTACACCATAACGCATACTTTCACCTGACTCATTTTCTATCTCCAGTATCATATCAGCTAGGTCAGTAGCTGTGACCTTTGATACATACAACTCTCTGTATACTACTAGTTGTTCAGAGCCAGGAACGACAGTAAACCAAAGAACACCAGTGTGAGAACCATAACCATAATCGCAAGCTCTAAACTTAATCCAACTAGAAGGTATATCGTAGGAATCTACTACGTGTACTTTTCTGTTAAACTCAGGAAAAGCTGCACCTTCGTTTATGTCCCAGTCACCTTCAAGCAGCTGTCTTCTTTGATGTTCAGGTAAGGAAAGCAAGTTAGCTTCATACATCCCATCATCTGACAAGTAAGGATTGTCGAAGAGGGTGGCAGGGATAAACTTGCGTTTGAACAGAGGCTCACCCTCCCGACTATGACCCTTGGGCCAACAAATCACCTCTCCACTTTCATCAGTAGCATAGAACGATTTATCAGGAGTTTGTGGATCAATAAATGTTCTTTTTACCCACTGGTGGCCTGGACCTCCAGGGTTGCTAGTCGCTCTCATATACAGTGGCAATCCAGAAGCCCTTGTTGTACGGAGACGTGATCTCATATAATTCCATGCATAAGGTGAAGGCCATTGTGTAAGTTCGTCAAAGCCAATCCAGTTAAATGCTTGACCTTGGTATCTCATGACATCATCTTCTCTGTCGAGGTAGGACATCCACAATGTAGCACCTGATGGAGCTACCCAAGTTTTATCTCTTTCCATAAACTTTATTCCAGGTATAGCTTTGGGATAAAGTTGTTTGCTTACTGATATAAGCTCTCTAAGCTCTTCTGTACTCCTACGAACAAGTAGCATTCGTGCATTTGGATTCCCCAAGTACCGCACTGGGTCTGCAACCATCGCATAAGACTTACCACCACCTGCTGCTCCTCCGTATAAAACTTCTTGTTCTGTTGCTGCTAAAAAACTTGTCTGGGGTCCAGGATTAGGTTCAAAGATTACCTCGCTAGCTTTTTCAAAGTCTATTTCTTCAGGCTTCGGTTGGGCTGGAGCTAACTCTTTCTCTATAACCAAGTCTTTGGGTTTCGAGCTTCTCTGCTTTTTGTAACGCTTCTTTGTACCTTTTGGCGAGGTAACGTTGAGTTGAAGCTTCGTTCTTACGTTGTTGCTCAATCTTAACCCTCTTATATAAACCTACATGGGAAATATATTTTCCAGACTGAGTACTGAGCCAAGCTGACACTTCTCTGTAACTATATTGTTTAATAAACTTTTTAGCTTTCTCAAACAGTTCTAATTCTTCTGGAATTGGTAGTAGTATATCACAGTCATCAGGGTCTTGTCTATACCCAAATGGTACATGGGTTCCAACTCTTACAATTGGTTGCCATTCATATTCACCATCTACCTCTATAGGTTTAGGTAACTTCCAAGTCTTATTCGTCTTCATTGGCTTTCTGCGGTAATATAAATAGTGGATTAGCTGCAGATACTTCTACTTTTTCTGTCTTAATAAAACCACTACGATCTAAAACATCTTTTGCAGCTGTCATCTTTTCTTTATTACCTAAGTCTGTAGGATTATTCATAACCTCAAACATTGAGTATGCAGCTTTTACAGCTGATGAACTAATAAACTTTTTAGTTAGATCTGCAATTTCTTCTGCTAAAGACTCTGAAATAGCTTTTGTAGATACTCCATCTGCATAACCTGCAAGTTTTCTAGCTGTAACTAAATTACCTCCAGCTTCTTCAAACAGTACGTCTAAGAACTTCTGTTGTTTTTCTGTTAAGTTTCTTGCCATTATGTCACCATATAAATTATAAAACCTAGAGTTGTTGCACCTGCTAAAAGCATGACGCCTGATATACTCCAAGTAATTATTGCTTCTTGTATTTCTGCTTTACGATACTCTTGATCTTTCTTTTGCTTACGTATTTTACCCTCAGTAGCTACAAGCTCATCCCAAACAGATGGGCCATAAGTAAAACTAATCCAGTCTTTTAGTTCTTTTCTCATAGCCTCTGCTTTCTTTTTAGCTGTAAATATCTCTAGAGCTTCTGCTTCAACAGAACCTCCCATGGCTTTCCACCAAGGAGGGTTCTTGTTTTTCTGTTCTAAGTAGGACAGGTCGCTCATGCTGCTAGCCCACTGATTTAGTTGACCACCCATTTCTTGAAGATCTTTTCCGAATTGGAAGCCTTTCTTCAAAGCATTGAACGCTACGGTAGCTCCACCGATAATTGTTACTGGGTCCACGAGCCTCCTCCCAAAGTACTCCTAGTATCATTAAAGAACTGATTGCGTTTTTCAAAGGGCTTTACCTGTTAGTATAACCCTCTCTATATCATATCTACCAATACCTAAGTCTCAGTTCTCTGTCAGTCATTTGGTAAAGTTGCATTCTTGCAATCTTACGTCTAGCTGACTCTGTTCTTGCTTCTATTATTCTATTAAGTAATCTCTTAAACATTTTCTACTCCTATGTTAGCCCTATCTGGACAGGAGTAGTTATACTATATTTTACAGTTACTTACTACAGACAAAAATGCAATCCCG